ATTTACAGTTCTCCGAAAGGCTGCGGCTTTCTTCCTGTGCGAAGGACGCGAGGATGGTCAGCATCAACTCGCCGTCACCGCTCATGGAATTGATGTGTTCCTTCTCGAACCGCACCTCCACGCCGATACCCTTCAAGTGCCGTACCGTTTCCAGCAAATCCACCGTGTTCCTGGCGAACCGCTGAATCGATTTCGTGAGGATGATGTCGATTTCGCCGTTTTCAGCAGCTTCGATCATGCGCCTAAACTCATCGCGCTTGGCTATCCCCGTACCGCTGATCCCATCGTCCGCGAACACTCCCGCGTACTGCCAGTCGGGATTTTTCTGTATCAGGGAACTGTAGTAGCTGATCTGTGCGGAGAGGGAATGGTTCATGCGTTCCGATTCCATCGAGATGCGGGCATAGGCAGCGACTTTTTTCTTCGTTTTTATGGTCGGCACCGCCTGATCGACCCTTGTGATTTTAGCCATGAAATCACTCCTTTCCGACACTATACATCACTCTTTACGCCCCGGAAGTCAACGATATATCCGATAATAAAGCGCCGAAAACAGGCTTGTATTTCTCAAGGAAAATTGTATCAATCTGACGATACTCCTCCTCGGAAATGATGCCCTCTTCGAGCATCTTCCTGGCAAGGTGCATGGTGGTCTGATAGAGCTTTTCGTTTCTTAATTCCTCCTTACTCATTGCAGTCACCGCCTTTGAACCTGTCCGCGATGTAGCATTCATGACTGCAATACTTCCTCCGCCTGTCTCCGTAAATGTGGAACTCCTTACCGCAGCGCGGGCATCTGAAATCATAGACCGCCTTCCGCTTCACCCGGTCGAGATGGCTGTTCCACCACTCGTTCCGGCACTTATCACAGCAAAAACGTTTTTTCTTCCGCTTTGCGATCTGCTGAATCTCCCGTCCGCAGTTCTCGCAGGCGGTTATCTCGCCCGTGAGCGTAACGGAAGTCTCGACAGCCGTATCAGCGTTTATGTCGTTCCTGCGGCAGAATGACTTCACCGTGTTCAGCGATATGCCAAGCGTCCGGGCAATGCTGCCGTAGCCGTTCCCAGCGGCGCGCAGGTTTATGATTTGTGCTTTCTGATTATCGGTCATAATCCTTCGGCTCCTTCCGAGGGATAGGTCTTGTTGTATCTCCCTCACTCACTACCGAAAAATTCAACCCCCATCGTTACGGCACAAAAAAAGCGGCTTGCAGGCTCTCCGAAGAGATACCCACAGGCCGTCCTGTCAAATCAAAGCCCCACGCCATAAGGCTTTTGACACATCTGACACGAGAAATGCCATTACAACATAAATCCGTGAACCGAAAAATGGTAATAAGGAATATGTGTGTAATATAAAAAGAGATAGGATTTACGTGTCAGACGTGTCAAGCGTTACCCATTAACGCGGGTACAGAAGTCGAGCGAAATCCAGCCCGCGCCGCTTTTCAGCCGTCCCCAGCCTGCGGTCGAGCCTTTGCCGGACTTCACCTCCACGATGGTGTAAATGCCGACGGGAATGAACTGCGTCCTGTCATAATCCGTCCCTGGTCCCTTGCGGATATTGAGGTCGCTGATGGTGATCCGTACAAGGAACGGCACATCGGCAGATGCCGCTGGAGCAGTTGTTTTCGGTGTGTAGATGTTTACACCGTTTACATCAAACACACTATATCCCGGATTGGCTTCCGCGCACTTCTTGGCGTTCTCCAGAATCTTGAATGCGCCTTTCTGCGATTTGGAATCCGCCCAGGTCTTACGGACACGGTACCAAGCGATTGAAGTTTCGGATTCCTTCACATCGTACTGCGTGAGGTTCCACCGCTCGATGATGGAGCAGAGGTTCTCTACATAGGTCAGGCTCGTGGCGTAGCCGCCGTCCTTGATGATCTGCACAGCTTTCTTGTAATCGGTGCATCCCTTCAGACCGCCATAGCGGAGTTTGCTGCCGTTCTTCGCTCCGAGGAGATACGCGCTGTGATCGGCGATGGAATCCTCTATGCACGGATACTTGCGGAAGTCCGCCGTGATCGTCTCGTAACTGCCGTCAGTATGCTGTTCCTTCGTCTGCTTGGTGTACATACTTTTGCCGTCCCAGGTCGAGCCGCCCCAGGTATTGCCGGAGAGGGAGCATTTCATACCGAACACATTATTGGCATTCTGCGCCAGTTCCGACTTGCCGTAGCCGGATTCGAGGATGAACTGCGCCATCGAAACCGATGCGAGGATGCCCGTTTTCTTCTGGTCTGCGGTAAACATTGTTCCCACACTCTTTACAACATCCGCCTCGGAAAGCCCGGAAAAGGCAGAAGCCTGTGTTCCCTGTGTAGTTGTGGAACCATTGGCACCATCGGTACCACCACCGAGAGCCGCCGTGACCTTCTCCGCAAGATCGCCCATCCTGGCATACATCCAGTTGCCGGGACAGCTTTTGTTTGCAAACCATCTGTGGACGGTCAGGAGCATCTCGCCGGATTCCGGCTCATAGTTAAGCGTCTTGTCCTTATCGCCAAGCCAGAGCAGCTTGTTCTTGCTGTTGCGCTTGCAGATGTCCACGCACAGCTTGATAAGCGTCTGATAAACGATGTCGCGGAATGCATAAGGCTCCGTGGTGTCGGACGCGCACTCGATGGTGATCGCCCGCTGATCGTTCGCGCTTGAGGAAGAACACCAGGAGCGGTTCTTCTCCTCAACATACATCCCGACGCGGCCGTCCCTGTCGATGCCGTAGTTGCTTGAAGCCTGGGTACTGGACTTATAGAACCAGTCCCCAAGCCCCTCCGCCGTACACTGACCCACGACACAGTGGGGAGTGATGCGGTCGATGGAATGCGTCCTCTGCCCGGAATGGTTCGGGCTGAGTTTGGTGTAAGCCACCATAGGGCTGTTCGTGTAAGCCATTACTCGTCACCGTCCTTTCCATCGGTTTCGCGGTCATGGAGCTGCTCCAGCACCGCCTTCAGCTTTTCGGGGATTGGAAGTCCCAGGTGCGCGGCGTTCTCCGTAAGGCTCACGCCCTCGTTGGAGATGTAAAAGAAAATGACCGCCGTGCGCAGGACGCTGCCCGTGCCGATGACCTGCACATCGAGGATGTTGGCGATTCCCACGAGCAGGAAGATAAGCACCTTGCGGCAGATGCCCTTGAAGCCGACCTCGCTTGAGAGCTTCTTGTCGGCAACGGCGCACATGACGCCCGTGATGTAGTCGATCGCCACGAAAGCCACAAGAGCGATTAGCAGACCGTCACAGCCGCCGAGGAAGTAGCCGAGCCATCCTCCGATTGCCGCGATAATTACCTGAATCGTGTTCCAGAACTCTTTCATAAGATTTGTCCTCCTTTGCGTTTTTGGTATGAAAAAAGCGACTGCCCGTAAGCAATCGCCGTTTTCCGAAAGATAGTGTGTCGTATTGTGTTATATTGTCATACCTGTTTCGGCAGCCACTCCCACAGCCGCAAATCCTCCTGCCCAAGGGACCACATACACATCCCCCGGAGCTTCCACCGATAAGCCGCCTCGTTTGCCCAATAGACGAGGGAGTCCACGTCCTGGTAATAGAGGATGGAGAATCCGTCCGCATCGCCGAGGAACAGCCGCGATATCCAGATGTTGATGTCCACGGGTATGACCGTTGCCTGGTAGTCGTTTCCGCAGGAAAGCGAGAGCATATCGTCCGAATGGAAGAAGTCGTAATCCATTGAAATGTCCTCGCTCCTCGTGGATGATTCCTCCACGTCTGCCGTCAGCGTGAACACCTGGAACTCGCTGTCCCATGTGCAGTTGCTCCTGCTGATACGGCCGTAGGATTTCTGCGTCCCGTCCGGCATGACCACATCGAACCGCTCATACGGCTCGTATGTCCAGGCATCTCCCAGGCGCATCAGTTCGCAGACCGTCCGGTTGTCGGAGCGGTACCCCGCATAGCCGCCGGAGAAGCCGCTGACTGTTGCCGTGAACCGCAGCGTATAGGATGAGCCGGAATAGACGCGCACCCTGTTCCCTCGGATTCGCATTTCCACCGTGTACATATTCGGATCGTCACGAAGGTCGGCGTTCGGCGTCCGCAGTATCTCCTGAGAGTAGCTGCCGAGGAGCGTTGAGCCGTTGTATAACTCCACCGCCTGACTGTCGAAATTAAGACAACAGAACAGGTTGCCGCAGAACACGCCCGCCCGTCCGCTGCCGTTTGCCGGGAACGCCAGCCTTGCCCGGAGGTGGATGTCCGAGAAGCCGTCATACTGCCACGCAAGCTGCCCCTTGCCGTCAAGCTGGGAGTAAACGCGCTCCGTGGAGTATTCCTCCGACCGCCACACCGTAAAGGAGCCGGACAGCGTTTTCCAGTAGTTTGTCTCCAGTACGCCGTAGTCCCGGAAGTCCTCGTACCACACAAGAGCCGAGTCAGGTTTCCTGCGGAGCATCTCAAGCGTGAGACGGAAACCACGGTCGGGACCGACCATGTTTCCTTCCACATCCTTGAACTGTCTCGGCGAGAAGGAATAGGTCGCTTCTCCCGCGGACGGCGCTTCTGAAAAAGACGAACAGACGCGGAAACCGTAAAACTGAACGCCCTTCACATCGACAGAAATCCTTATCGTGTGCGTTCCCGTCGAAAGGCTCACGCCGCTTGCAAGCGAAGTCCAGAAGGTGCTTCTCCAATACGGCCACCACAGGCGGCTTTCCGTATAATGCGTGGTCGCTCCGTCCAGCGACACATAGATGCCGTTCTTGTCCCAGAAGGGATAACAGAGCCGCACCGCCACATCGTAAGTCCCCGCCGTGCTGATGTTGAAGTGGTATGTGACCGAGCCTTCGTCTCCGAGCGTGGCGATGCCGTTCTCGATGGACACGATGCCGGATGCGCTGGCATAGTCACCGCCGTCATGGTCGATGATGATGTTTTCAAACTCCGTTTTCTGCTGCTTGCTGTACGCCGTCAGATAGTGTCTGCCGTTGTATGTCCCGCTCATCTGCGGATAGGAATAGCTGTCGGCGTCCCGTCCTTCCATGTAGTCGTACACATGAGGGAGCGCCCACGGCACTTTGTTGTTATCGTCCCAATATCCCACGAACGGGATGAACGGCTGCGGCGGTTCGTCATCCGTGAAGTTATACACGCCCTTGAGCCAGTTCTGCGCGGCGTAGTAGGTCTGCGAGGTGCCGCGATAAGTCTTGCCAATGTTGGATGGCAGGTCATAAATCTGCCAGTTCCAGCCGTAGGCGGGCATTCCGAGGAACACCTTCTCGGTATCCATGACTTGGGACGCATAATCGTAGATGCCCTCAAGCCAGGAACGAGGAGACACAGGTCCCGGTGCGGAGCCTGCCCATGCCATGCCGTAGCTCATGATGGACGCGGTATCGCAGTATCGGTTAAGGTCTGCATACACGCACCAGTTCTCGCCGCCGACCGAGCCGTTGACCGAAGTCATACCCGGCAGGCAGATGTTCATCATCTTGGCGGGATCGTAGGCTTTGACCGTGTTGTAGATGTTGCGGAACATCGCCGTGGATTCCTCGTGCGTGGAATACCCATCGCCTTTTTCCAAGTCGATATCGATGCCGTCACACCACGGATATTTCTGCATGATGCGGACGATCTCCGAGAGAAACATATCCTGCGCGCCGTTCGTATTGTCACGCAAGGCGCGGAAGATGCTGTTCGTTCCGTCATTCGCCACGGTAAGGAGCCAGTTGATGTGCGGATAGCGGTTGATGTAGGTGAGCATACTGCTGATCGACACGCCGCTCTCGTAAATCTCCCCGGTAGCCCTGACCTTGAAGGAGAAAAGACCGATCTGGCTGATGCGGTCACCGTAGTCCCGCAGAGCGTTATACATCCTGGCGTTGCCCATGAAAGTCCACACCATGATTTTCTTTCCCTTTAGTAATTCCAAGTCATCACCTCCCAATGGGCATAAGAAAAGCGCCTCCGAAGAGACGCTTTTCATTATTCTTTATATTTCAACTTTGTTATTTGCCCATGCATTCATTGACCCATGCAATGAAATTGTCCGTGCTGTTTCCTGTGCGTTCAGCCTGCGTGTGCCCCGCGCCCCAGATGGTTTCAAAATCAACAGAATCAACTCCGCTGTAATTCTGAAGCGCCAGAGCGAGGTTCATCTCCGTGGAAAGAGCGCAGTCACCCTGGAAGATGCCGGTACGGATTCTCCAGTATTTTGCCACGGTGCTGGTCTGGTATCCCTCGTAGGATTCCAGCAGATAGTAGAGCGGCGTGTACATATTCACTCTGTAATCCACCGTGTTGCCCACGCTGTCTTTCTTCGCAAGATCGGATTCATAGCCGGACGCATAGCTACTTCCAAGGTGATTCAAGATCTCTGCGAGATAAGCGTCAAAGTGTGCGCCGTTTCCGTCACCGTAGCCGAAGAGCGTATTTTCGCCCTGTCCGCCGTCAAGCTGGTCGAATGCACCGAGATTCTTTGATGCGTTTTTACAAGCAACAACAAAATCCTCAATGCTCGTGATTGTAACCGTATTTGTGGAGGCGTCATAGGTGACCCATTCGCCGTTTGCGTTCAGTGCGTCAATGTAGTCCTGTGCAGTCTCATAGGTGCCGGAAAGGGAAACGCCGCTTGTCGTATCATTGCGGGTAATGTCATCGATATCTTCATAGTTCACATCTGAAGAATCATTTTCCGTGTTTCCACCCGGAGCCCCTCCGCCGGGCATTTCACCATCGGGACGCTCACCGCTGCCAAAGGAAGGAGCACCTTCACCTCCATCTGGACGACCTCCACCGCCATCTGGACGACCTCCGCCAAATCCACCCATGCCACCTTGTGAGGTGGAAGATGCGTCATACGGGAAGGTTGTGTCGGCAAGGAAGTTGTTCAAAGAACCTTCAATGACCGTCTTCATATAGTCATAGTAGCTGCCGGCCTGATAAATGCCATCTGAGGATTCGCTGAGTGTAAGGACAGTTCCGTTCGGATCTTTGATGCCCGCAGCATTGATATAACTTGCAAAAGCCTCCGCAAGTTCATCGGAAATCTGCTGCTGCTCATCGGAAAGTCCGCTTCTCGTAACGCCCATCATCCACTCGTATGCTTCGTCAGCCGTATCCAGATTTGTGATCGGGCACCAGCACATAGAGCCGAGAACAGCATCGCTGACGCCGCTTACCGCGCCGATTTCCTCAAGGTAAGGATCATACAGTGCGCTGTCACCTGTGGAACCCATCAGCGCAGACTGCGCGCCGCCGCCGCTCATGCCGAAGGTAAAGATGCTTTCAGCATTGCCGGGTATTGTATCATCAGAAAAACGGATAAATCTGACAGCCGCCTTCAGATCCGTCACTCCGGCAGGCGCTCCGGCATCCCTTCCGCGGCAGCCCGCATGAACATAAACGAATCCTTCTTTGGTATAGTCCGTAAAGCTGGAATAGGATGTCAGTGCTGCCATAGCCGAATAGCCCGGTGTGTTAATAGGCATGACGATAGGTGCGGTATCAGCCGTATAGTTTCCGACTTTTGCGGAACTGTTGATCTCGCAGGTATAAGTTCCATCGCCATTGTCAGTCGCATTCATATATGAACCGGGCACAAAGACGGCAAGTGTCTCATAGTTCGTGTCGGCAGGTTTCTCACAATAGGAAATCCCGATCTGATAGTAAACATCATCATCAGAATTATACTGCCATGCTTTGTTGTCGATTTTACCTAAAGCAGTAACCGCTTCGCCCATAGTGTCTTCTCCTTTCTCAATACCGGCTGTATCTGACGTAGAATTATCCGTGCCGGTTGTCGTGCCGGTATTTCCGCATCCGGCTGCAAGAAAGCAGAAACACAGCATCAGCGAAATGATGGAAAGCGTCTTTTTTCTCATGGTTGATTTCTCCTTTTAGATGTATTGATATTTTTCACGGTTCCGTAAAAGAGCCGCAACGGATACTGCTGCCGCAAGCATCTCAGCAAGCGTGATGGACAGCCATATTCCGTCAGTCCCGATGATAATCGGCAGTAGCAGCACCGAGCCGAGCTGGAAAACCAGTGTTCTGGTAAAAGACAGAACAGAGGAAACAGGACCGTTGTTCAGCGCCACAAACATTGCCCCCGCATGGATATTGAACCAGCAGAGCATGAAAGACCATGAGTAAAGCCGGATGGCGTTTGTGGTTAGTTTCATCAGTCCGTCATCATAGTTTACAAAAATGGCTGCCAGCCCGTCGGCAAATACCTTGATGAGTACAACCAGAAGGACAGCGAAAGCCGCGAGTACTGTCATGCTCTTTTTGAACAGGTTTTTAATCTCATCGTAATTCTCCGCGCCGAGGTTGTATCCATATATCGGTGCGATGCCGACCGAGTATCCCATGAAAATTCCTGTCGCAATGTAGTTCACATACATGACGATACCGTAAGCCACCACGCCGTCTGATCCGATGTTCTGCATCAGCACCATATTGAACACAATGCCGATCAGGGAGACGGAAGCGTTGTTGATAAAATCCGCAAAGCCGCTCGCCGCCGTTTTTTTGATCGTGAAGCCGTTCCATTTCGCTTTGGTGAACCACAGCAGATGGTTCTTCTTCATGATGAAGTATACAAGCGGGATGATGCCGCCGATAGATTGTCCGATGACTGTCGCGGCTGCGGCTCCTGCCACGCCCCACTTGAAAACGGCTACAAAAAGCGCATCCAGGACGATATTCGTAACGCCGGAGGATATGGCGATTACCATGCCCATCTTCGGTCTTTCCGCTACGACAAGGAAATTCTGAAACAGAATCTGCAGCATAAAGAACGGAAGAGCTGGAACAAGGATTCTGCCGTAGATGATGCAGTATTCCCTGATGACACCTTCTGCACCCATTACATCCGGGATGAGCGGGACAAAGATAAAAACGACTGTTCCGATGATGACCGCTAACGCAAGGACCGCATAAATGATGAGGGAGAACTGATCTCTTGCTTCATCATCCCGTTTCTCTCCGAGTGTTTTGGATATGAGAGCACTGCCCCCAGTACCCCCCATAAAGCCGATGCAACTTACCAGCATGGTGACCGGCATGATAAGGTTGACCGCCGCAAATCCATCGCTGCCCACAAAGTTGGAGATAAACAGTCCGTCCACGATACTGTAAACAGATGAAATCACCATCATCATGACAGACGGCAGCGTAAAGCGTATAAGCCGGTCATAATCGAAATGATCCGACAGCTTAATTTTCTGCTTCTCCAAAATCAGGAACCTCCATTCAATGTATTTCCGATTTCCTGATCAAGCCTTGTGACAAGCGTACGGAAAATACGCATAAAGGTTTCAATCTCATCCTCGGAAAATGACTCGCACGCTCTTTCCTCCGCCCGGTTCAATGGTGTTATGCGGTCAATGACAAATTGTTCTCCCTTGTCTGTCAGGTGGATGGATTTTCCCATTTTTCCGGGGATTTTTCGAAGTTCGACTAATCCGTCTTTTTCCAACTTCTTAAGGGATGAATTGACTGTCTGCGGCGGCATGGATGCGTTTTCGGACAATTCGCTCTGCTTGCAAAGCCCGTCATGATTCCGGAGCATATAGAGAATCCAGAAAGCGCAGTCCGAAAGACCGATTCTTACTGCCGCATCATGATAGATGGCATCCATTTCCTTGTAAAGCTGATTGTATTCCAGGATATATTCGTGCGTTGCTTTCATTCTTCCTCCTGATCTCCCGTTATACTTATCCGAAATCGGATAAGTATATAATAATCCGAAATCGGATAAAAATCAATAGGTTTAGGTAAAGTTCATGAATGTTTTACAAAATCGCACCTCCATCGTCCATTTCCTGCATCGAATACAAAAGCTGTGCGGATTTCCCCTGCGGAAGGGACACAATGTGCTTGGAATCCCACGCCGCGCTGTACTGATAAAATCCGTCCTTCGTTTCCTTCACGCCGTTCCTCGTGCATTGCCGGGTAGACGCCAAAAGAGCCACATCGTCCCCGGCGTACATTGCATTCGGGAAGGTCGCTTTCTGACCACCCACGCCCTGGGCAAGCGTGACCGAGCCGCCCTCCATGTACTGTTTCGGATGGAGGTGGATGTCAAGCCCCGCCGATGTGCCGCCGAGGTTTAGAAGGATCACCGTCTCTTTCGAGCGGACGATGCCGTTGAACCATACGGGAGCGTTCTCCGATTCCTTCAGACAAACTTCCGTGTGCGGAGCGTAGCCCGTCAGAGCGGAGCCTTCCTGTAATTGCAGGTCGGTGAACCATATCCTGCCGGAGCAGTCGGTGACGGTAGGAACCACCGTGACGCTCACGACCCGCTTGTCCTGCTTCTTGTTCACGACCTCCGCAAGACGGATGAATCTGACGTTACCCATCAAGCGTCCACTTTATCTCGCAGGGATGTCCTACCCATCCCGTAGCGACCGCTCCCGCCTGGAGGAGTATGTCCGTCACATACAGTTTCCCCGTGCAGTTCGTGATGCAGATGCGGACGGTGATGGACTTGACCCTCTCGCCGTAATTCTCCGGCGCGACTTTCGCCTGTGTTTTTGAGAAAAATACCATTCGTCCTCACAACCTCCATATCATTCGTTTCCGCGCAAGCGCGAAAAGCTCATTCATTCCGGTGCTCGTCCTCTCCCCAAAAAGCCTGACGGCTTTCCGGGGACCCCGTTGCCTCCGTCAGTACAAGTCAATGAAACGGCTCTCTGTCGTGCCGTCCTCGTACTCGATGATGACCTCGATGCCGACCTGCGAGGAATCCGAGAGCTTCTCCAAATCCTCCGAGCCGATCTGCGCCGAGACGCAAAAGCTGTCACGGTTTGCGGGATACACGGTCTGCGAGAGGCTTTTCGTCATTCCCGACACGCCCTCCGCCAAGAAGGAAGCCGTACCGGACGCGCCGTTATCGCCGTCAGCCACAAAGCCGGAACTCGTCCAGTAGGCAAGCCCATCGTCAGCGCGGGAGTTTCGCAGCAGGTTGAACGGCACCATTTCACGGATATCGTCATTCGATACCATGCTCGTGCCTTCCAGCGTGTCGGCGGCGTTGTCCCATTGGCTTGCGGAACTGCCGAGGTTCTTCAGCGTGGTGGAAAGCTCCAGCACCGTGTT